TGCGGGTGTTGCTTGCGTACTAACAAGTGCTTTGTCCTGTCCTCCACCGTCCACACTCCCTTGGCCTCAACAATGATGCCGTTAGGAAGTATGAAGTCGGGAGTGTATGTGCTAACCTTCTGATACTCAATAGTTAACGTCTCGTACTTGAACTCAACGCCACTACGTTTCAGTTGGTGTGCTAATTTAGATTCAAATCCGGAACGATAACGATTATTAGAAGTTCGCTGTGACTTCGGTTTCGTCCGTTTCTTCCGCATCGAATGTAGTGTCTAGGTTTTCTCCTCCGTTAACGTATCCTTCTTCTTCAGTAGTGAATCCGAAAGCGTCGGCTGCTACGCCAGATACTCCACCGTTCTGTAGTTCTATTACTTGAACAGCTTGCAACTCAAACGATACACCAAACCCTGCCATCGGTGTGTACCAAAACCTTGGACGAAATGCCATGTTAACTTTACTACCACCCCATACTTTAACATCTTCAGGTAACGGTTGACCTTTACTGTCGAACAGAGCAATTGATAGAGTGTAAACACTACCGTCTTTGCGTCTGCCTCCAGCTTTTAATTTAGACTTAACAACAAACGCTCCGTCTTCTTCTTTAATCGGGAACTCTTTCTGTTCAATCTTCTTACCAGCGTTCTGTTCTTGCACAGTCTTCAACTCCTCTTCGTACAACGGACGTATCGTGCTCTTCAGCATATCTGCTTGGTCTTTATCTATAACTAGATCACAACTGTACGTACCAAACTCAGGCTCAAACCTCTTGTTCGGTTCATTCAGGTGACAGTACTTAGCTGTACCCTTTACTTTTATTACATCGTGTTTCTTTCTTGCTTGTATACTCATTGTTTATTTATCGGTGTTATGACAGCAGATACATGGCTCGATCTATTGCGGTGACATCTAAGTCTCCAAGTTCAGGCAGTTCGGGCAGTTTCGCTGTCGGGTGTTGATTCAATAACTCACATCTGAACTCGGCTAGTAAGTCAATTGAAAAGAAATTCTTGTATGTTTTTCGTACATCTTGGTGTACTTTACGGGCGTTGGATGCGTGACAGATAAAGCAATCGTGAACAAAACCCATATCAAACTTCATATCGTACGCTAATCGGTGGACAACAGCTGCATCTATCCCGTGTATAAAGTTAGCAGTGACACTTCGTCGTTGTTGCTTCGGATCGATCTCATCAATGTCATCGTACAGGTGTACCATTGTGGACACGTTGCCTACGATAGTACGACAATCTAAACGTTTTGTTTTTGTCAGTCCTTGTACCACTTTAAATCCACTCGGTGTCGTCCATTCAAACACGTGATTACCTACAGCATCCGCGCAACCACGTAAAAACTTTTGGATACGGACAACACTCTCCAGTTCCTGTCTTGCTACTGTGTTAAACTGTTCGGTCAGGTAGTTAATAGCGTCAATCTCCTCACCCACTTGAAACGGATGGTTGTCTCCTATGATAGTAAGAAACCTAGACATGACGTGATAGTACGACTGTCCATATGGTTTGTTCATTACCGCAGCCTTAGCCATAGCTCTCGTAACTCCGTACTTGAACCATTCACTGGCCACGTAACTCTCCTTTGAATGCTCCTTCAACCGTTCGTATACAAGATCGGCAATGTACTGATACATATCTCCTACTGGTTGGTCAGGTACTAGGTTGCAGTGCTTGGCGTGATGTGTGTCCCGTAATAACAAGTGCAATATCTGCATACCGTTGTTACTACAGTCCATACGTACTGGAAAGTGTGACACGTACCCGTATCCTTCTTTCGTAAACTGTTGATACTCAAGACAAAACGCAAGAAATCCAAACGGTTCACTCGCTTCCATCCACCAGTCATTCGTCATTGGATCGGTTGCACATTCTAGTATGTCGTTCTTGTGCTCACCTACCCACGCTACTCGTTGCATCAGTGTACCCTTGATACCCCAAGCGTTAGCCCCGTGTACTAGCAGTCTTTCAGCGTCCTCTTCATCCGTAACTTGTTGACCATCAGCGAATTGCAACAAAGCTCTAGCTAGATCAGTGCCTTGTGGGTGTAGATAAGCTGGCATATAATAAACACGTCCACGATAATCAATACGAGCCGGAAAGTATACCTCATCCCACTCGCTGTATTTCTTAGCCAAGTGCATGACCTTAGCGTGTTGTAATCTTTTGCTACGGTTGGACTCGTTCATGCGACGAATCTTGTCTTGTTTAAACTTCCATTGTCTCAGCTCTTCAGGTCGTTCGTCTCCGTTCTCAAGGTACGGTTGCAATGGTACTTCATGAAAATCAAAGACTCGCTCCAACTCCCAACACTTCTGAGCCACATCAAGTATCTTCTTGTTGATCGTCCAAGGTACTCGTTGTACGTTGTTACAAGCAGTGTAAATAGTATTGATACTAAAGAAAGTATAGTTTGTTTTGCTTGGTCGGTTCATTACAAACGGATCGTTGAACGACTCATACCCTCCGCTGTAATAATCTACCCAGTCTTTCGGTTCATGTGGTAACGCCATACGCATTGGGTCTAACATCTCTTTCCACGTGTCAAACCGTCGTACCCAATCAGTAAACTCACCTGATAACACCACGTCTTTGCGTTGCTTCTTACCGAATCGTTCCATCTTAAATTCAATCAGTCCCGTGTGTGTCTTTATCTCCCCTAACAACCACGCACCCAATGATACCTTCAATCGTTTCTCCCAACACGTAAACCGTCGGTTATTCTTCTCAACGGTGTAGAACCTTTGCATCTTGGATCGCTTTGACTTCTTACCACGGACACCAAACATCTTATTCTTTGGCACGGTCTGTTCAGCTACTCGTTGTCGGGCTACTTCTTCAAATGCTTTACCTATTTCCAACGCCAACCGAGAAAAGTGTCGGTCTTGTGCGTACATCTTATCCAACACCGTCTTCAACGCTATCTGTGCCACCATTTGTGGGTGGAAGTCAGCGATATAACAAAGCCATATCGGCATTGATGGACTGTCATCCCCGGCAAATCGGTTAAAAAAGTCTTCGATGGGTTGTGCTAACTGCGGTGCAAGCTTGCTAAGGATACGCTTACTGCTGTCCATCTCACTACCACGGTCACTTTCTTTATAGAATTGTTGGAACTGGCGATAGGTAGCACGACCCCATCGTTTCATCTCAAACTCAATTGCCTTCGACATCAGTCTTATCTCTCTTTATGTAGTCGTAGGAATATTTAGGACGGACACGCTGTCGATCACTTCGGACAACCTTTAGGTTCTCATCATAACACAACTCATTCTGTGACCAAAAGTAATCAAGTCCGTTCGCTACTTGCTTCGCCAACGACTCGTCTATTTCTATGTCTTCGATCTCGTCCTCGTGTCCGTCCGCTTCCATCAGTCTAGTCTAGTTTGTTTTGTTCGTATTGATCTATTACCCACGCATCATACAAATCTTTCAACTCTTCTCGTTCCTCGTCGGTTAAATCGTCGTCATCCTCGTAATCAAGGAACGATGTTAAATAGCTATCGTATTCTCTCATATTAATTTAGTCCTATGGTTTTGTAGTTATTAAGCATCAAAGTCAACACAATTGACCAGTGAATGTTATCGTCTTTCAAAATATTATCTCGCTCCCATAATGGTTGTATATTCTGCCAGTTAAAACATACCTTTTGATGACTCGGTTTGGTTAGGTCAAAAACATTACACGGTATTATATGATCCATTTGCCAGCCACCTCTGCCCATGTTATCCCATGTCATCCCCTCTGTAAATTGAGATTCTAAATGGTCACGTAAATGTTCGACTGTACAACCAATTAATTCCATCGTAGCAAAAGCTTTCTCACCTCTTTGAAATTTAACAGCACTACGGATACGACAACGCAACAAAGAAGATAAACGAAAGCACTCATCTTCCTCTCGTCTTTTTCGGTTGTAAGCGTTTCGTTGGTCTTTAAATTCTCTAGTTTCTTTAAGGATAGAATATTCCAAAGCTTTACGTTCTTTTATTTTTTTAGCATTTTTTATTCTGTATTCTTTACTTACTTGTTTTTTGCGTTCCTTATTTTCTTCGGTATACAACCTATTTCGTTCAAGCATTTCATGATACTGTTCTTTTGTTTTCCATGTTTCTACTCGCCTGTTGAATCTCTTGTCAAAATGATAGCTAATAAAAAACAAACCTTTTATAGTGGGATGTGGATCAAGTCTTTTGAAAGTTATCGACTGGTCGGTTTGAGTTGTACTAAAAGGTTTTACACCTCGTGCTCTTCTCTTCTGCTCTTCCGCTTCTCTCATTTTTCTTTTCTTCTCCTCATACTGCTTAAGAGTGCCCCATCTTTGTGGATAACTGCGGTTCCGTGCGTTTTTAATAAGAACTAAATCGGGAATGTTTGGATGAATGTCACCGGGTTTGTAACTGCCTTCAACCTGTAATACTTTTTGGGGTAAACATCCTTTATTCAATCCTGTGTAAGTAATCATGACCGCACCTCATCATTTTTCACGGACACGTACAAGTCATGTCGTTCGTTGTTAAGCTTGTCAAGTAGCTTCTGAAGTTCCAAGTACAACGGAAAGAATCGGTTATCTGGGTCGATGCAATCACCTCCCATTTCGTTTTGGTGAATCCAGTACATAATTTCTTCGATCATTACTCTTGGTTCTAATACGGTTTCTTTAGTCTTCATATAAAAAGCTAATGAGAATTAAGAATAGAATGATAATGGTTAACGCTGTTGTAATACTCATTGTGCTTCTAGTTCCTTTTCTATCTCACACAGGTACGCTTTAATCTGCCAGTCATCCTCACTCAAAGAGCTTATCTTTTTGACTCCGTGCATTATAGAGCCGTGGTGCTTGCCGAATTTCTCAGCTACGGACACGTAAGATCGTCCCGTCATCGCGTAGTAGTAACAAATTTGCCTAGCTAAGGCGTGTGGTTGAAAGCGTGTAGATGAATCTATTAGCTCAGGCGTTGTATCAAAGACTTTACTTACAGCGTCCTTGATCTTTTCTAGTGGTAGTTTTCTCGGTTGTATCATTAGTATTTGGTTTATTTATAGGGTTGTCGGTGGCTTGTCGTATCATTCCTTCGATGATCGAATAGTTATTACTGGGTGGAAAGCATAGGTTACTTAGGCATGATACGCATATGTCCTCGCCTTCTCTTTCCATGCCTTGAAGCGTTAAGCCACAATGTTTGCAGGTGTTAGTCATCGGTTCCACAAAAGGGACAAGGGCTTCCGTCAACAGGACAAGAATACCCTTCATCGCTCGGACAAGTGTCGGTTGGATGGTCACGATAGGTTGTCGAGCAACTGGCTGTTAACAATAAGGTGAGTAGTAATAGTGGTTTCATATTTGATTGTATAATGTTGCCAGTTCCCTTTCAGCTTTCCTTATTTCAGCCCACAAGTAATGATACATATCAATATCCTTTTCGTACCACATTATACTTTCCTCTTTTGTGTCAGTAATAAACATCTCTAGTTGAGATAATTTGTCGTTAAGTTCAGATGATGTCATTGTATCGGTTTTCTTTCTATTAATTCGCGTCGGTATTAAGGCAAGCCCAAATAAGCACAAGCCAAGCTCCAAGTGCTAACATTGGAGAGAGCAACAAGTAAAGCATGAAGGTGCTCGTTTTTGTCGGAGGCAAGTGTCGGTCTAGATCGTCCATTGGTTGCTGATTAAGTGCGTATCGTTTCAATCGTTCGTCGGTTGTCTTTTCTGTTTTCATATTATGCTACCTCCCTTTCTAAGCGGATGCCATCAAGTAACCTGTGGATTGAATTGAATAACTCTTTTTTAGTGCCTAAGCCAATAGTTTGACGAATACCCCCGCCTTCTGATCTCATTTCATGCAACGCATAGGCACCATAGGCTTGATATAGATGAAAGTTGCCAATCTGAGCCGTAAACTTTCCGTCTATGTTTTCGTATGGTTTAAGTGGTCGGTTTAGTTCTTTGTTAAGCCATTCAATGACGGCTTCTAGTTGTGCTTTTGTAATTCTCATTTTTGGAGTTGTTTGTATGGTGATTAAGAGTTTGCAAGTGCAATGTTTGCTTTAAGATTTTCCATTGCGAGGACATTTGACCAGTGTTCAATGTCTTTATCAGCTGAATCTATTTGCTGTTCTAATTGTCTTTGCTTGGCGTAAAGTTTGGCTTGTTGGTTCGCTATTTCTTTCAAACTATCTTCTCTCAATGCTTTAGTTACTTTTGCTTGGTAAAGGTATGCTTCGGTTGGATTATCTAGATTCATTTTATTTTATGTGTTTGTGTGGTGATTAAGATTCTATTGTTAAGAACATATCGGAAATGCATAGTAGTAATAAGTGTGAGTTTGTTTGTGATGTTATTAAACAAGCTCGTTTCTTAATTCGTTGATTTGATAAACAAGCTTTGCCAGTTCGTTTCGTTCCTCTTCAATTAAAAAGCGTCTATTTAAGCATTTAGTTCGTAGCTCTAGCTTGCGTTTTGCTTCTATTTGCTTTTTTAAACTAGTAACGGCTATTGCATAAGCTTTAAGTTTCAAATGATAATTTGTCATAATAGTAATAATGTGTTTTTGTGTGAGCTTTTCCTTTAGTGCTTTTTCTATAACTTGTCAACTCGATTGTTCATAAGTATTGCATAACTCGCTAATAACTAGAGAGATAAAAAAGTAAAAAAAGTTTTATAAAGTTTACAGCTGATCGATTTAAAGCGAAACAAGGGAACGAAAGACAGCACTTCCATATTTGGCAAAGCTGTTCCATATTTGGAAAAGAGGAGACGGCAGAAAGCGTAAAAAATAGACATCAACACATCATGATAAAACGATATGAAACGAGCAGCCCTTGACGCAATTGCACTGGTTGATCTGTCGATTTGCGAACGATACCTATAAATTAAACAAAACTACCAACAAGCTGATCTTTCCTAAGCTGTATTGGACATAACGCCCGTAGTATGTATGCTTAGTTATTTTATAAAGTGCTGATTATCAGGAGTTAACAAGATTGCTATCGTTTCGTGCCGTCTACCACAGCTCAATTTTAAAAGTATTGTGCAATAATCTATCCCCTGCCAGTAGAAAAAACACAGGGTAGCCACGGGGTAAACGAACGCGTACATAGCGTATATAAGCCGCTCAGATTTTTTCACCATTTTTTGCAACGTCAGCAACCGACTAGAAGAGCAGTTATCGAGCGTAGCGAGTAAGTGCGATGAGGAGCGTTAGCGACTCAAAAGTGCGGGCTGATACCGTCGTCTTCGTCGATGTCTTCCGGGCTGAAAAGTATGCTGGAATCCGTTAGAATAGTGAGCTTCGCAAATTCCAACGCTCCGACCAATGCTTGATCTGACAGGTCATATTCTATCTGGTATCGTCGTATTAAATTATCCAGATCGAACATAAAAGAATCGACTTGATGGTTCATATCCATAACATGAAATAGTGTACGTTATATTGTTACAATCTTCAAGCGTCGTTTTGTCACGGTTCATAAACCCCTTAATAACAACGACTTACAACTCTACTATTGACACCCAACCTGTCTAGGCTCTATGTTGTTATACTAGCCTCCACGGCTTTAGTGAGAGTGCTGCAACAGCTGTCTGTTTTAAACGATAACATCAATAAGTCGATAATTCTTCTTTAGGACAACTAACAACGAATGACGTCTATAATCGTCGTCGTTATTAACTGTTATTGTAAAAGCTCCTGAAAGACTTCACACGCTTTTATCCTATAGTCGTCATCTTATTTCAACAGGTTTAAGGATAGGTGTGATTATAAATAATCCTGTATCTGTACTAACTACAAAAACACAGTATATAGAAGATAGATGTAAGAGAGATATATGTTAACTCCAAAGGAACGCTTTAGAACGTTTACGTTTATAAAAGCTATCAGTAAAGTTTGTTAACTCTTGATCTAACAGTTCTTGTTTTCTATCAATCATGTTTTGGTTAACGCAGGCAGCCATCTGCTGCACCCAATAACCAATCGCTATTGATAAAGCGTCAAGACGGTCATCATGTGCCAGTGAACCTTTATCACGTGTTATTCGTGATAGTTGATACATAAGCATGTACCTAGTTTGTTGTTCTATAGGATAGGTTAGAGCACTCTTATAGTCGTCATTAATAACACTAGGATCAAAGATAAGACGATGAGAGTTTAGTACAGGTTCCATAACGTCAACAATACGTAGTTCTTTTTGTTTGTTATGTCTTACCTCTTCTATGGTTACCGGGTACGTAGTACGAAACAACGGTTTAATCAGTTCCATAAACATACCGTCACCAAAGTTAGACTCTATAACTACTTTGTTAACTTTGTTATCCTTGGCTATAGAGACGAGACGTTTTAGTGTTACCTCGTCATAACCACCACGGATACCACCAGCATC